ATGAAGCTACAAAAGAATACTTACGAGGACAGAGAGAAAAGCATATTGCAAATGCAGAAGTTATGCTTAGTAATCCTGTTGGTATTGGTGAGCATTCCGATGTAGTTGATTCAATTGTTAAAGAGCTTGAGCAGATTGCACACTATGAAGATATGCTCAACGCATTAAGAAACCATTTTCAATAAAGGAGAACTATGAATTACATAGCAGAGCAAGAACAATATTCAAGACTTCTAACCAAAGATGAATACAGAATATTCACAGAGTATCTTGATGATAACTATGAAGAACTGTATTCAAATAAGGTTGGGTACATGGTCGAGAAGATTGAGGACAAGTTTAAAATAACTTTAACTGACAATACTATAATATCTTTTGAAGATATTTTTAAATAAGGTATTGACTTTTACTGAGAGATAGAGTATAATGGCAACCTTTATGAGCAGTCAACACTTCCAAGCCCTCTATCTCCAATATATAGTTGGCTCAAGTAACATTGGAACTCCGAGAGTAGTTTGCTCAAAACTCTCCCAAACTAACCAGCTTCTAAATAAATAACCATAGGAGGTAAATATGGCAATACTAGAAGGAACTGCTAAATGGGCAAGTATCACAACTCCGAACACTAAGTTCGAGCCTGTATACACGCTTGATTTAGTTGTCGATGAAGCGACTGCAAATGACTTTGCAAGTCGTGGACATAAAGTGAAACAGCATGATGAAGGTCCTGCTTTAGTAATTAAGCGTAAGGTAAATGGTCCAAACGGAATGGTTAGACCTGCACCTAGACTGCTTGATTCCGATAAGCAAGAGGTTACGACTGCTGTAGGTAATGGCTCTAAGGTTAGAGTTCAGTTCAATGAATATGCCGGTGAAGGTAAATATGGTCCTTATCAAGGATTAGATTTACAAGCTGTTCAGATCGTTGACCTTGTGCCTTACAAGAATGGTGATGGTGATGAATTCTTCGCTGATGGGGAGGAGTTCTAATGATCATCACTATTAAAAACGATGAAGGAGTTACAACTAACTTTGACATCAACTTGATTAGTGACGAACAGAAGAAGCAGGAAGCTACTGTTATAGTGCAAAAGGTCGGTAATTTGCAGGTCACTATTGAAGCTCTAGACTTTGCTTCAAGAACACATCGAGCTAACTTAGAACAGTTACTCACAGGATGTGATGAAGCTAAAGTTGAAGATGAATCGACTGAAGAAACTTCAGAAGATTCTTAACTAATCGGCTAGGTGTAAAAGCCTAGCCACTTTTTTTTGGAGATAGAATGCAATTAGAAAAAAGTAAATTTGTTAGACATAAACTACCGTGTCCTAAATGTGGTGGCTCTGATCCTGTATCTATGAATGAGGATAAATCAGCACACTGCTTTAGTTGTTCAACACATTTTGCAAACTATCCTGAAGCATGTAAAGGTAATATAGTGGAAGTAGAAAAGAAACCAACAAATACATTTCTCAACAGTTATACAGGTAGCTATGGTGCTTTGACAGATAGAGATATCTCAGAGGACACAGCTAAGAAGTATGGTGTGAGAAGAGTCATTAGTCCAACCAATGATGTAAGTCAACATATATATCCGTTCTTTAATGGTAATGAAATAGTTGGAACTAAAACTAGATTTGTTGAAAACAAGAACTTCTCTTTTGCAGGTACATACGAAGGAACAGGTTTGTTTGGTGAGCAGTTGTTCAGGAATACAGGTGGTAAGTATCTCACGATAACCGAAGGTGAGTGTGATGCTATGGCTTGTTATGAATTGATGCAATCCAAATGGGCTTGTGTATCTTTGAAACGTGGTGCTTCAGGTGCTGTTAAAGATATACGAGAGAGCATTGAGTTTGTTGAATCATTTGATAATGTAGTAATATGTTTTGATAATGACAAGGCAGGTCGTGAGGCTGCAAGGGATGTAGCAAGAATACTTAAACCCGGAAAAGCTAAGATCATGACTTTCCCAAATGGATATAAAGATGCTAACGATATGCTCAGACAGAAAAGGTTTCAAGAGTTTATGTCTGCATGGTGGGAATCAAGAACATATACACCATCAGGTATCTTAGAACTATCTGCTCAAAAGAAAGATTGGCTACATCGAGAAGTCAAAGAGAGTATAGCTTATCCTTGGGAAGGATTAAATAAAAAGTTATATGGCTTACGTAAAGGTGAGCTAGTAACTTTAACAGGTGGTACAGGACTTGGTAAGTCTTCGGTAACTAGAGAGCTTGAACATTGGCTCATCAAAAACACAGAAGACAATGTAGGTATCGTAGCTCTTGAAGAGAACTGGTTGAGAACTGCTGATGGCATTATATCTATTGAGGCTAATGATAGAATCTATCTCAATGAAAGACGAGATCAGTATAGTGAAGAACAACTGATGGGTTTATTTGATAAGGTAATTCCTGAAGGTCGTGTGTTTATTCATGCTCATTTAGGTGCTACTGATATCGAAGAAATATTTTCTAAGTTAAGATACATAATCGTAGGATGTGAGTGTAAGTGGGTGGTCGTTGATCACCTCCATATGTTAGTCAATGTCTTGTCAGAAGGTGATGAAAGACGAGGCATTGATATGCTCATGCAAAGGTTACGTAGTCTTGTAGAGGAGACAGGTGTCGGGTTAATTTTAGTGTCCCATTTAAGACGTGCTTCAGGTGACAAAGGACACGAACAAGGTGTCGAAGTCAGCCTCAGTCATTTAAAAGGCTCTCAGGGCATCGCACAGCTCTCTGACTGCGTTATTGCACTAGAACGTAACCAACAAGCCTCGAATGAAGATGAAGCCAATACAACACGTGTGAGAGTATTGAAGTCTAGATACACAGGAGACACAGGATTGGCTTGTAATTTAAGATATAACGGTGAAACAGGTAGATTATTTGAAGTAACTGAGGAGGAAACATTTGACAACGAAGATTTCTAAAATAGTATTTGACATAGAATGTGATAGCTTGAAGCCAAGTAAGATACATTGTATTGTAGCTAAAGAAATAAATGGTGAGGTATATAAGTTCCCACCACATAAACTTGAAGAAGGTGTTAAGTTTTTACAGAGTGCAGAAACTTTGATAGGACATAACATTCTTAGCTATGATATTCCTGTTATCAAAAAGATAATGGGTGTTGATCTCATGGATAAAAAGATTGAAGATACATTAGTGATGTCAAGATTATTTAATCCTATTCGTGAGAACGGACACAGCTTGAAGACTTGGGGATACCGAGTTAACTTTGTAAAGCAAGAACAACCTATTGACTTTGACGAGTATACTCCTAAGATGTTAGAGTATTGTGTTAATGATGTTAGGTTGAATGAGATTGTTTATCATACTCTTGTTAAAGAAGGAACAGGATTCAGTCAAGATTCTATTGATCTTGAACATGAAGTTGCTAAGATTATGTCAGAGCAAGAAACTAATGGCTTTAAGTTTAACGAACAAGAAGCTACAATGTTACTTGCTAAACTTAAAACTAAGATGAACGAAGTAACTGATGAAGTTCAGAAGACTTTCAAACCTAGAATGGTTGATGTAAAACTTGTCACACCTAAACTTAAAAAGGATGGTGAGTTATCTAAGTCAGGATTACGTGCTGAAGAGTATGATAGACTTATTGAAAGTGGTGACTATACACCTTTCATGCGACAAGAGTTACAAGAGTTTAATCTTGGTAGTCGTAAACAGATCGGTGAATATTTAATTGACTTTGGTTGGAAACCTAAAAGATTTACAGCTACAGGTCAACCAATTGTAGATGAAGGAACACTTAAAAAGATTGAGCATATTCGTGAAGCTAAACTTATAGCTGACTTTCTCCTTTATCAAAAACGAATAGCTCAAGTACAGTCATGGCTTGATGCCTTAGAAGATGATGGTCGTGTACATGGATCAGTAATACCTAATGGTACTATCACAGGTCGTATGTCACATAGCCATCCTAACGTGGCTCAAGTTCCGGCTGTCTATAGTCCATTCGGTAAAGAGTGTCGTGCCTGTTGGACTGTAGATGAAGGTAATGTTTTACTTGGAGTAGATGCTTCAGGCTTAGAACTTAGAATGTTGGCACACTACATGAATGATGAGGAGTATATAAATGAGGTCGTTAACGGAGATATACACACAACAAATCAAAAACTTGCAGGACTTGAATCTAGAGATACAGCAAAGACTTTCATCTATGCACTTATATACGGAGCAGGAGATGAAAAAATTGGGAGTGTGGTTGGAGGAAACAGAAGCACAGGTAAAGAACTTAAACAACGTTTTCTCACCAATCTACCAGCACTTAAAACTCTTAAGGACAGAGTACAACAAGCTGCAAGAAGAGGATTCCTCAAAGGATTAGATGGTAGGAAGATTCATATTCGTAGTGAACATGCTGCTTTAAATAGTTTACTACAAGGTGGTGGTGCTATTGTGATGAAGAAAGGATTAGCAATACTTGCAAATAGATTAGAACTTAGCTCTACTCAATTTAAATTTGTAGCTAACATCCATGATGAGTGGCAGATAGAAGTATCTGAATGTAGAGCTAACAAGGTGGGACAACTTGCAGTACAAAGTATTATTGATGCAGGTAAGTATTTTAAGATGCGTTGTCCTTTAGATGGTGAATATAAAATAGGAGGTGATTGGAGTGAAACCCATTAAAGATTCAAATAGAAAAGGTGACTTCGCAGAATACTATGCTGTCACTTGGTTATGGGATAATGGTTTTGAAGTATTCCAAAACTCAGGATGTACTGGTCCAATAGATATGGTTGCCATAGATAAAAAGGGCAAGACTATATTAATAGATGTTAAAACATTACAACCTGATAAGAGATGGAAGACAGGAAACAGGATACAATTTAAAACACCGAGAACAAAAGTACAAAAGAAATTAGGTGTTCAATTTTTATTGTTTAATCCTGACACAAGAGAACTTAGATTTGCGAGGCATAAAGATGAGTAAGAAAAATATAGATACAGTGGTACAAGACATTTACGATAAAGTAGAGATACTTGGTAGAGGTGAGCCGATTGATGTAAGCGAAGAAGACTTAGATAAGTTTGCTGAGTTTATGAAACAAGCATTAAAAGATTGGTTGACTCCTCGTGCTAACAAAGCACCAACATTAAGAATGTCAAACATCGGAAGACCATCAAGGCAGCTATGGTTTGATATGAACAGTGAACGTAAACAAGTAGGAATCAAAGCACCTACTATGATTAAGTTTTTATACGGTCATATACTTGAAAGAGTTGTGTTGTTCTTGACAGAACTTGCAGGACATAATGTTACTGACGAACAAAAAGAAGTTAAGGTCGGTGGTATCCTTGGTCACATGGATTGTAAGATTGACGGTGAAGTTATTGATATTAAATCTGCATCAGGATACGCATTCCAAAAGTTTAAGAATGGTACTCTTGCAGAAGATGATGTGTTTGGATACATGGCACAACTTGCTGGATACGAACAAGCAGAGAAGTCAACAGGTGGTGGATTCTTAGCAATCAATAAAGAAAATGGAGAATTAGCTCTTTTTAAACCTGAAGAGCTTGACAAACCCAATATAACTGCTAAAATAAAAAAGGTTAAGTCTGAAATAAAGGACTCAACTCCTCCTGACTTTTGTTATCAGCCGATACCTGATGGAGCTTCAGGCAATATGAAGTTACCTAGAATGTGTGGTTATTGTCCACATAAATTTGAATGTCATAAAGATGCGAATGAAGGTAAAGGCTTGAGAGTCTTTGAATACTCTAAAGGTCTAACATATCTTACAACTACTGTAAGAGAACCAAAGGTCGATGAGATTACTGCGAGGTTTATCAATGGCTAGAAAACCTCGTAAGCCTAGACCTAAAAAGATAAATGTTCCTAAAGGCTATGATAGTCTATGGGAGTATGGTGTCCATCAAGACCTGCTTGGTGATTGGAAACATCATTGGGAAACAATAGAGTATGTTGTTAAGCATAAGTATGAAGCTGACTTTGTAAGAGAGTTTGATGGTAAAATAGTTTTACTTGAAGCAAAAGGTAGGTTTTGGGATTATGCTGAATACAGTAAGTATATACATATTCGTAATGCTCTGCCTGAGTATATGGAGCTTGTGTTTCTTTTTCAGAAACCTTTTTCTCCTATGCCCGGAGCTAAAGTAAGAAAAGACAAAACAAAAAGGACTCATGCTGAATGGGCTGAGAAAAATAATTTTAGATGGTTTAGTGAGGAAACATTACCGGAGGAATGGAAAAGTGCGAAAGATTAATTACAAGTTTAATGAAAAAAGATTACTACAAGAACTTACAAAGTATATTGATGATACTTATGGTCAACACTATGCAAGTGATAAGTACCAAGCAACCGATGTTATCATTGATTCAGGTCATGGTGAGGGCTTTTGCTTGGGCAATATAATGAAGTATGCAAAAAGGTACGGAAATAAAGCAGGAAAAAACAGAAAAGACTTGTTAAAAATCTTACACTATGGTATAATAATGCTTAATGTACACGACACGGAGAACACCTAATGGTTGAAGACAAAGTTGGACCAAAAGAATATTTAGGAATTAAAATTAATTATGATAATGAGAAAAGATTAGATAAATTTAGTCTTGATACATTAAGAGATAGATACTTTACAGGAGAAGAAACCCATGCCCAAGAAGCATTCGCAAGAGCCTCCGTCTTCGGAGCCACCTACAAAGGTAGTACAGATTTTGAACTTGCTCAACGACTTTATGAATACAGTTCCAAGTGTTGGTTCATGTTTAGCACTCCTATACTTA